TGCCGGCCGAATGGAGCGCGGCATAGGTGATGCTTTCCAGCGCCGTCACCCCACCGACGGCCAGGACCAGCGGGCTCCCGTGGTGCGGGAAGGCGGGCAGCACCTGACGATAACGGGCTGGGCGAATGGCGGTTCCGGTGCGGGTCTCGGCGAGTTGTCGCGCCGCCGGGATGATCACCGTCTGGATCAGTAGATCGTCGTCGGTGAGGTCGGGATCGATGCGGGCCTGCGCCTTGACCTCGTCCACCGAGACCGGCTCGTCGGCCAAGGGATCGGCCGAGAGGTATTCGATCAACTCCGCCATGGCGCTCTACTTCCCCTGCGGCTTGGCCTTGTCGTCGAGCTTGCCCGCGTCGGAGCCCGGCTTGGCGCCGGCCGCCGCCCCGGTGGCCTCGCCGGCATTGGCCGGTGAGGCTGGGGATGCGAGCGTGGCGATGCCTTTCTTGACCAGGGCATCGCCGATCTCGGCGGCGAAGCGGGCCACCTCGCCGGCATTGTAGGCGTTCCAGGATCGGACGAATTTGAGATCGATGTGCATGGGGATCTCCGATCAACGGTACCAAGTGACGCCGTCGAGCACGGCGATGGCCTCGACATGGCGGGGGCCGAAGTCGTTCTCGGTGATGATGCGGATCAGCGTGAGGTCGCGCTGGAAGGCCGAGACCGGGGTGCCGGTGGCCGGGTCGGTGTAGGTGGCGTCCATGGAGATGGCCACCGACAGGTTCATGGACTCGCCGATCACCATCTCGGCGAAATCGACGAAGTAGACCTCGCTGCCGTTGCCGGTGGCGCCGCTGGAGGTGAGGTTGGTGGGGATCTCGGTAGTGATGCCCACCGGATAACCCCGGAACATGCCGTCGGCGATCTCGGGGAAGACCTTGTTGCCGGTGGTGGTCAGCAGATCGCCCAGAAACTGCACCGAGTCGGGATGCATCAGCCAGCCGGGCTTGCGCAGCCGCACATTGGCGCGCCGAAGCGCCAGGATGACACGGCCGGCATCGGCCATGATCGCCTGGATCAGGTCCTGGCCGGCCAGCGTCTTGGTGGGGGTGGCGACGAGGATATTGGCCGGCAGGCACCAGTTGCGCAGGCCCTTGGGGGTACTGTTGGTGCCATCGCCGCGGATGAAGGCCATGTCCTCGGCGGTGGCCATGCTGGCGGCGGTGTCCTCGACCACCAGGGCATCGACCCGGGGATCGATGCCGGCGAAGCGGATCAGGTCGTTGCCGATCGGCACCAGGCAGGCCAGCTTCTTGGCCACCAACTGCACATCGTCGAAGGACTGCTGCGACACCGGGGCATCGGCATCGCGGCCGATATAGCCGGCGACCGCGCCACCGGCGATGCGCGGCATGGTGAGGTTGCCATTGTTGAGCGGCAGCGACAGCGGCCCCATGGAGCGCACCACGGCGTTGGGGATCAGGCGCTCGATGACGGTCTGGGCCAGCACGGTGGGGATCAGCACGGCGCCGCCGGAGGCGTTGACGCTGGACAGCGCCATGGCGACGCCCTCGCCGACCCCGTTCTCGGCCATGGTGCGCCGCGCGAAGTCGGCGGCGGAGACCAGATTGCCCGGAGAATGCTTGAGCGCGGCGATGATGCCGGAGAAAACACTCATATTCCGGGCGGTGCGGGCGCCATGATCCCTCGGCTGGGCGAAAACAGGCGACCTTTCGGCCTCGACCAGGGCCTGCTTGCCGGATTCGACCGCATCGACCGGCACTGCGGCGGCCATGGCGATGCGTTCGGCCCGCTCCAGGGTGTCGATCTGGGTGGTGAGGCCGGAGAATCGCCCCTCCAGCTCGATAAATTCGGTGTTCTCGGCCTCGGAGAGCAACTCCGTCTGGGCCTTGACCGCCAATTCCTGCACCCGCGTATTGATGCGGGCACGATCCTGCCTGAGCGCCTGAATGCTCATCGCTGACTCCATGGAATAATGAAGGGGGTTTGGGGCCTCAAGGCCCCAACGGGTGCGGGGTAGGCCCCGCGTTACATCGTCGCCCGCATGTTCATGACACCGGCACGGGCGAGGATGCCCTGGCGCTGGATCTGCATTCGCCGGGACTGCTGCACTTGCACCGAACGAGCGGCAGCCACGCCACCGGCGATGCGGTCGATGGCCTGCTGTGGCGTCTCCAGCCGGTCGGCGAGGCCGGCATCGATGGCGTCCTGGCCGAAATAGAGACCCGCCTGGGTGTCGATCACCTGGGACTGCGGCATCGAGCGGAACCGCGCCACGGCATCGACGAACTGGCCGTAGGTGTGCTCGACCATCTGGTTCAACTGGGCCATGGAGGCGTCGGACAGCGGCTCGTTGGGGGTGAGGTTGTTCTTCTTGTCGCCGCGATAGACCGAGGTGATGCGAACGCCCATGGCCTCGTTCATCTTCGAGACGTCCATGTGCTGGGCGATGACGCCGATGGAGCCGACGCCGCCGGTCTGGCTCAGGCTGATCTCGTTGCAGGCGGCGGCCAGCAGGTAGGCCCCGCTCATGGCGTTGAAGTTGACGATGGCCGACGTCGGCTTGATTTGGCCGGCGGCGCGGATGCGGTCGGCCAGTTCGAACGCCCCGGTCGAGGCGCCGCCGGGACTGTCGATGTCAAAGACGAGGTGGGCCACGTCGGGATCGGCCAGCGCCGCATCGACCTTGGCGGCCACCGTTTCGTAGGACGTCATCTGCTGGCAGAACTTGAGATTGCCGGTGCGCGGCACCAGCGGGCCGGCGTTGGGGATCACCGAGACGCCGGACATGCCGTCATCGTCGCCATCCTCGGCATCGTCGTCCGGCTCGTAGCGCCGGATCGCCATCTCGGGCACGGCCGGCTCGGCGCCAACCAGCAGGTGGGCGCGGCCGAACTCCACCGCCAGCGCCATCAATTCCGGCGTCATCATGTGCGGCCGATTGAAGATCTGGGCGAGCAGATGCGGATGGATGGTCATGTCAGCAATCCTTCGATCTCGGCGATCTGCCGCGTCGGCACCTTGGCCGGGTCGGCGACCTTGCCGCCGTTCGGCGGCGGCGCACCGGCGCTGGTCATGTTGAGCGGTTGCAGGTAATCGTCGCCGCCAGTGACGGGGGGCATGTTCTCCAGCCGGCGAATGTCGTTGATCGACAGCCAGCCCCATTGGCGGGCCTGGGCATAGGCGGCGTAGCGGGCGGTGATGTCGCCGCGCAGCAGGCCGGAGACGTTGAACTGGATGGTGACGCCCGCCAGCCGTTCCTCATCGCTGAGGAAATCGCGCTCCATCGCCTCTTCGTGGCGCTTGATCCACGGCATCAGCGTATAGATGACGAATTCGAGCGATTGCTGCTCGATGTTGGAGTGGGTGGCGCGCTCCAGGTCGCCCAGCATGTGGGCGGGGATGCCGAAGATGCGGGCGATGTCGCGCACCCCGTACTGGCGGGCGGCGATCAACTGGGCATCCTCGTTGGTCATGGAGAGCGGCTTGAACTCCATGCCCTCCTGCAGCAGCGCCACCTTGCCGGCGTTGTCGCTGCCGCCGTACTTGACCGCCCATTCCGAGGTGATGCGGTCGATGGCGGCGGTATCCTTGATGGCCGGCGCCCCGGCCGGACGGGTGATCACCCCCGACAGGCGGGTTCCATTGCCGAACATCCGCCCGGTGTGGTGCTCGGTGCTGATGGCGATGCCGAGCGCGTCGCGGTGCAGCGAGATCGGCGAGACGCCGGTGTAGGCGTTGTCCGAGATCCAGCGGACATGATGGATGTCGCGCAGGCCGAACATCCCTTCGATGCCGTCCGGTGCCTTCAGCACCCGGTAATAGGGCATGCGGTCGATGGGGCTGACCATCACCTGGACGCGGTCGGCCGACAGCGGGTAGAGGCTCTTCACCGTGCCGTTGGGCCGGGTGAATTTGAGGGCGAAGGCATTGCCTCGAAGCCCCAGCGAGATCTGCTTGAACTCCGTGAACTGGAACGGGGTCTGGAACCCGTTGGGCGCGATGCGGAGCAGCGGCAGAACGGGGTGATCGAGCACCCGGACGCGGCCCTGGTCGGGGGCGTCGCGGTAGATCTCCACCGGCAACTGGGCGATCGACTCGGCCAGGATGGTGACGGCGCGCTGGACGGCGGTCAGTGCCAGCGCCGTCTGGGGGGTGACGAAGGCGCCCGAATCCGAGCGCCCGCCCCAGCCGAACAGCGACGCCCCCATCCAGCCGCCGTCGCTCCGGCCGGTGGCGCCGTCGCCCGCATACACCAGACCGGAGAAGAACATTATTCCCTCTTCGTGGTGGCCAGGGCGACGGCGCGCGCCGCCAGAAACGACCACACCAGCAGGCCGGCCCCCCCGACGATCAGGGCGGCCGGCCAATAGATGACGCCGATCCCGGCCACCATCAGTGCGAAGCCGACGACCCCGACCACGAAGGCAAGGATGTCGAGACGTTTCATCGCACCGTTACCTCGATGGCGACCGGGATTTCGACGACGTAGCGCCGGATCAGCCAGTGGCGGAGCCGACGCAGGGCACGCCTCATGCCAGGGTGACGGTGATCGACTGCGGCGCGTCGTAGGTCGCGGTCGGCACCGGCACCGAGAACGCCTGGGTGATGGGATGGCCGATGGCGGTGCCATTGGCGTCGAGACGGACGGCCGAGGCGACATAGTCGCCGGGCGGCACGTCGGCGAAGACGGCGGAATTGTCCGACACCGTCTGCGCGACGATGGTGGTGCCGCCAGCGTTGGTGACGGCGTTTCCGGCCGGGTCGGTAATCGCGAGATTCAACGGCCCGGCGGTGATTCCGACCGGCAGGGCGACGGGGGCGGTGGCGACGGTGATCGTGACGTTCATGGTGGTCTCCAGGTTGGACAGGAAATGCCCGGCCGGATGTCCGGTCGGGCGGGGAAATCAGATGCCGACGCCCTGGTCGTAGACCGAGACACCGGACGCTTGCGGCAGTAGGGCGCGGGCGAGTGCCATGATCAGGGCGACGATGCCGTCGATCTTCTGCTCAGGGCGTTCCTTGCGCGGGTAGATATTGTCCTTGGCGTCGAGGTGGGCGACGACGTTGCTGGCCATCCAGGCCAGCACCGGATCGCCGTCGTGGCGGAGCTTGCCCTGCAGCACCAGGGCCTCCAGGATCTTCATCGGCTCCGAGAAGTTCAGCACCGTCGGGCGGACCTCGATCATCGGCAGGCCCTCCGCCAGCATGCGCGTCGAAAGCTGGGTCGCCTGGAACGGATCGAAGGCCACCGCCTCGACGGCGAAGCGGGACGCCAGCCCCAGCAACTCGGCCTCGACCCAGCCGAAGTCGATGACGTTGCCCGGCGTCGCGGTCAGCCGGCCGGAGCGCATCCAGCCCTCGTACTGGCTGTTGCCCGACGCCAGCGCGGTCTCCTCGGGCAGGAAGTAGCGCCCGAACACAGCGAAGCCGCCGTCGATCTCGGCATGGGCGAACAGCACCACCAGCGCCGCGATGTCGGTCTTGCTGGCGAGGTCAAGGCCGATCCAGCAGGGCTGGCCGGCGAAGGTCTCGATGTGGAGGGCCGTTTCGGTGCCGCGCTCCCAGGCCCGCATGTCCATCCAGGCGGGGTCGGCGTTGACCCACTCGTTGAGGTGTTTGGTCTTGAAGTTGTTGACCGCGCTCGGCAACTGCATGGCCTTGGCCTGCAAGGGCAGCAGCACGTCGGGGCGGACCGAGACGGCCCAGTTGGGGTTAGCCTTGATCAACGAGGACTCGTCGCCCCAATCGTCCCCCTCGTCGATGCCGTAGATGATCCCGAACTGGCTGTCGTCGGCGAAGACGCCGTCGAGCAGCCTGGTGACGAAGCCGCGCACCTCGTAGCAGATGCCGGCGCGGTTGCTGCCTGCCGTGGTGATCACCCACAGCAGCGAGTTGTCGCGCTTGCCGGTGGCGGTCTCGACCACGTCGTAGACGGTGCGGGTCTTGTGGGCGTGCAGTTCGTCGATGCAGCCGAAATGGATGTTGAGGCCGTCGAGGGTCGATCCCTCCGCCGACAGCGCCTCGAACTTCGATCCTGTGGCCTGCACATGGATGTTGTGGGCACCGACAGCTACACCGAAGCGCGAGCGAAAGCCCTTCGACGCCCGGGCCATCGCCTGGGCATCACCGAACACGATGCGGGCCTGGTCGCGGGTGGTGGCCAGCGAATAGATCTCGGCGCCGCCCTCGCCGTCGGCGGTGAGCATGTAGAGGCCGACGGCCGACGAAATCGCGGACTTCCCGTTGCCGCGAGGCACTTCGATCATCACCCGGCGGAACCGGCGTTTGCCGTCTGGCTTCACCCAGCCGAACACCGTGGTCAGGATGAACACCTGCCACGGCTCCAGCCGGATCGGCTGGCCCGCCAGCGGCCCTTTGACGTGAGGCAACCGCTCGATGAAGGCGCAGACGTTGTCGGCCGGCGTGAACGGCCTGCCCGCGCGATCCGTCAGCGCCGGGTTGAAGCGGAACGGGCTGCGCTTGCCCTTGAAACGGACGAGATCGTCGATTTGCCGACGGCAGGCCAACCGGACCCAGCGGCCGGCCGGGATGTCGCCCGCCACCACCGCCTCGGCATAGCGCCGGGCGATGGCGGTGTAGCTGGGCCTGGCCATCAGCCGGCGATGTCGGACCAGGAATCGTGGTCGTCGTCAGCACTCTCGGGCATCGTCACCCGCGAGCGCGATGCCGGGGTGAAGCCCATCTCGGTCGCCGCCTTGGTCATGATCTGCGCCTGCTTGTTGGCGATCGCCAGATAGGGCGACGGCATCGGCACGCCGGTATTGGGCATTTTGATCAGCATGCCGGTCTTGATGAGGCCGATCTGGGCCTTGCGGTAGAGATCGGCGGAGCAGGCCCAGACCTCCAGCACCGACATGTCGAGGCGGCGCAAGAGGTGGGGCGGCGCGCAGTCCAGGGCGTAGCGCCAGGCCAATTTGGCGCCCTCGCTCATGTATTCCGGCGGCTCAACCAGATCCCCCTCGGGGTCCGGCTCGCGGAGATTGGTGCGGCACTTCTGCAGCGTCCCCTTGAGCTTTTTGATGGCGGTCGGAAGCGGCTTACGCCCTGACATCGCTGGCG